GGGGTACTAAACTTTTTTTAATATCGATATATTTATAATAAAAATATTGATATGAAAAAAGTAATTAGATTAACAGAATCTGATTTAACAAGAATTGTTAAACGTGTAATTAAAGAAACTCATCCATTAGAAGGTGGTCCTGGTTATATGACTAAACACCATATTGGTGTTCTTAAACGACTTATATCTGATTTAGAAAATGAAGATACAAGTAATCTATCGGATGAAAATTTAAGAGGATATTTTAAAACACTTAATCATCTTAAGAATGCACTTAAAGGGGCAAATGTTAAATATAAAGAAGAAACAGGTGAAGATATATAAAAGGTTTTAAATAAAAATGAAAAAAGTTATTAGACTTACCGAATCTGATCTTGTAAGAATCGTTAAACGTGTAATTAAAGAATCTAAATTCCGATCTCAATTCGGTGATATGGGTTATTGGATTGACGAAAAAGGTAATTGGGTGGAATTTGATAAGGATCTGGAAAAAACCGGATATTATGATTTTGAATATGAACCATTCACCGATGTTGAAGATTATGAAGAATTACCTGACGATCTAAAAGAAAAACTATTTCCTGATAGTAAAATTGGTAGGGAATTTTTTAACAAGTACAAAGAAAAACATGGTAAGTTTCAGTACTCAAGAAAAAAAGATATATAGTATGAAAAAAGTAATTAGATTAACAGAAAGAGATTTAACTCGTATTGTTAAACGAGTGTTTAAAGAAAATGAAGAGGATATGATTCGTATCCCAAGAGAATATAAAGGTATCAGAGCGGAAGTTGGATCAAAGGCGTCACCTCAAGACATTATTGATATGTATAACGAAGTGGTTGCTTCTGAAGGAGACACACCTTTTTTAGTTGAATATTCAGAATACGGAACTGAAGGTATGTTTTATAATGAAGAAGGTGATGAAATTCCTGTTGATGCTATTCTTGATGAATTAAACTATGGATTAGTTGGAGAAGAAGAAGATTTTTAAAAAAACTTGACACTTTTGAAAAGTTGTATATATTTATAACAAAAATAATAAAAACGCAAATGAAAAATTTACATATTATATCTTTAAGAGGGTTGGCGGGTGCTGAGGATACTTTCTGTATGGAGATGGTATGATAATTTAACATATAAATTTTTCAAACCCATCTCCAAAAGAGGTGGGTTTTTTGTTCTTTGACATATTGGTAAATTAAAAATTAATTAGTAACTTTGTTTTATGAAAGCAAAAGATAAAAATATCGTACATAATTTGATCATCGGATCCCAGAGACAAAAACAAGTTGATCAGGGATTCTTTGATGGTAGATTTGTTTCAAGAGTTTATGATTCAAATAAGAATTATACTCGAAAAGAAAAACATAAGAAAAATTATTTGGTATATTAAAATAATTTTATATCTTTGTTATACACATAAACCTAAGTACCCATACCGCTGACGGTGGGCTAAGTAAGATACAATTTCGTACCGCGGGAAGTAGAATGCTTAGGAGTGTGTTTATAGTCAGGTGGCGGAATTGGTAACAGTTTATGGGCTATTAAGAATGCTGGTAACGGTAGATAGAGAGATTCTTAATGCAGGTTCAAGTCCTGTCCTGGCTGCACGTTGAGGGTTCATCACCCCATAGTGTGCCCCACACGATGAGAAACGAAGTGATGTTTCGTAGGGGAACGTACTTTGTCGTATAGGGAGAACGACTAAGAAAGTAAGTTGTACTAAGTACAGTGGAAACACACACCTCAACAGAGATGGACTGAAAGTTCGCTTGACTGGGAAAGACGAAATGAACTATTCCTAACCCACCTTTATGGTGGGGACAACCATAACACCTGTAAGCTGGATAAATGAGGGTGTTACTTTAGTCAGGTGGCGGAATTGGTAGACGCAAAGATGTTGTGAGTTGGTAGGTAATAACTACTTGGATAGTATCCACACTAGAACTCTCAAATACAGGTTCAAATCCTGTCCTGACTACAAAAAAAAATAATTTTATATAAATTAATATGGGAAAGGAAATATTTGAAGAATTGGAAAATGAAGTTAACCAAGTATTAGGTTACCTTCCAATTGATAGAGATTTGGTAAAGGATTTGATTGATAAAGCAAAAGAAAAGATGAATCAAAAATTTGAGGAACTAAAGGATTTTGATACTTGGAAGGAATGGAAAAATAAAAAGTAAAAAAAGATTTGGTAGATTAAAATATTCTACTTATATTTGTAAGACAAACAACGGGGGTAGGAAGTTTAGAGATGAGTGTCCTACTCCCGTAAAAAGAAGAAGTTCATTGACATATTAAATAAAGGGATAAGGTAACCACGAACCCACTGGTAATAGGCCTTTCTTGAGATGGAATGCAAGATAGAATGTAACTCCTGCCTTATCCCCTTTTTAAAAATATTGTGGTTGTAAGAAAAGGGAAACTCGTTAAGTACATTAACCTGTTAACGCAAAATGGTGAAACGAGAGTGTGTGTTAACTACTGAACTACATTATTAAAATAGTTAGGTGGAGGGTTATAGGTGCTCCCACACAGGTTCAAGTCCTGTCCTAACTACACATTGCGGTTTAGTGTAATTGGTAGCACACGGGGCTCATAACCCTGAGGCCAGGTTCGAGTCCTGAATCCGCTACAACACGGATGAATAGGTGGAAGGGCCTTTCCTGAAAGATGGCTAGCTAGGCCCGTGTTCATCCTGAGCCAACCAAGCTTTACCACGATACGGGTTCATACCTGTGGGTTGGGGGTGACGATCAGGAAAGACTGATAAATTTATGCTGACGTACCGGTGGATGCTTATATCATCTATGCCCGTAGAGGAAGTTTAAAACGTTGGTTCGATCCCAACCGTCAGTACAAAAAGATCAACTAGTCACTGTATCCAACCAGTGGGTGTCAGTAAGTATTCTGAGCGACGTTTAAATCCTGATAGCAATGTTGATTTTTATTTTGCGGGTATCGTATAATGGTTATTACTCCACACTTCCAATGTGGAGATGAGTGTTCGATTCATTCTACCCGCACAAAAACGCTTTAAAGGATTGTGTACAGATCCAGAGTGGGGAGCGGGTCCCACATTTAATTTGATTTTAAAATAAAATATTGGTATATTTTTTTAAACTAAAAAAACAAATATGAAACAATGAAAATTAAATTAGGATTGTGGTGGTTGGTAGGCACCACAATTATTTACATCTACATTATGAATCTATTTTTCAATTACGTGATTAATAGGGAAGTTGATGAAATCCTACAAATCGGTGCAAGTTTTATAGCTTTAATTTACACTGCATTTCAAATAAAGCAAATAGTAAAAGAAGTAATAAATTTATTTAAAAAAGAAGAAAAAGAATGATTAGTGTAATTGTAACTGTAGTATTTTTGATCGTAGCAGGTGTTATGATCTTTAAATCAAGAATTGATGATGATAACGCGGCACTTGCAAAAGGGATTGTCGTTGGTGTTGTTGGTTTGGTAGTTGGTTTGATCCAACCTTATTCCCTTGAAAGAATTGATGCTGGACATAAAGGTATTGTTGTTAACCTTTCAGGATCTGAAAGAGGTGTATCTTCATACCAATACAAAACAGGTTGGGTTGTTTATAACACTTGGTTCACACAAGTTTTGGAGTTCCCAACTTATCAACAACATATTGAATATGATGATCAAATGGTAATAACAAAAGGAGGATTTTCTGCAACAATTAAACCAAGTTTTAACTATTCATTAAAACCTGAAGCTATTGGTGATATGTTTGAAAATTTAAGATTGGGAGTTAAAGAAATTGAACAAGGTTGGCTTAAAAATGCGATCATCGGGGCTGTTAATGACGTATCAAACACTTGGGAAGTGGATAGCATTTTTGGTCACAGACAGGCGTTTGAATCAAGTATCGTTGTTGAATGTAATAAAAGACTTGAAAAATGGTTTAACGTTTCACAACTTAGAACAAATATCACACCACCTGAAGCGTTACAAGAGGCAATTATTGCAAAAACCAAATCTATCCAACAAGCCGAAGCATCCGAACAACAAGCACTTGCGGCAATTGCGGATGGTAAAAGAAAGATCGCAGTTGCAAGAGCTGACTCGGCTGAAACTATCATTAATGCGAAGGCCGCCGCACTTGCAATGAAACTAAAACAACAAGAATTAACACCACTATATGTTGATTATGTTAAGGCTAACGCTTGGGATGGTAAACTTCCATCAACAATGACAAGTGGATCTGGAACATTTTTGAACATTAAGTAAAAAAAGATTTGGTAGTTTGAAATAAACTACCTATCTTTGTAAGACAAACAAGATGAGTTTCCCAACACTAAATTGGGACAAGTGGTACACAAGTCCACGACTCATCTTAAATGGTCCGTTCGTCTAGCTGGTTTAGGACACTTCCCTTTCACGGAAGAGATCACGGGTTCAAATCCCGTACGGACTTCAATTGGACGAACAACATTGCACACAAGTTGTACCTCTACGGTTTTAAAGTGTGTTTATTGGTCCATTGGTGTAATAGTAACATTTGTCCCTGTCACGGACAAGCCCTCGGAGCGTAACCGGGATGGACCGCAATAATTAACTATGATGCAAGTACTTTTAATATTTTTTATTGGTTATCTTTTTCTTATTAGAAAAAGAACTGATCGTAGATATTAATTAATAATAGGTCCAGTTTCAGGTTGGAAAAGAGGTAGAAAGTTAAAATAAACAAATAAAAATTTTAGTTATGAAAATGTTGATAACAATGAAAACCTTTATTACCAATATTTTCAAACACAAATGTGAAAATGAAAGTAGGGTAATTGGAATTTATGGTGGCGAAAAAGTGAATGGAAAAGTCACCGACGTTACAATCAAATACAGATGTAGAGTATGTAACAACGTTTATGAAGTGTGCCAAGTGTTATAATCATAAACGGTAGGTCATTGAGCGTGTTGGAGAACGCACCCAGGTCATGGGAGAATAACAGGTTCGATTCCTGTAATGACTTCAAAAATTTGCACCCGTAGCTCAGCTGGAATAGAGCAACTGCCTCAAATAGGGGGTGTTATATCAGAAATGGTATAATAGAATTCATCAAATTCGGGGAAGCCTTTAAAATGGTAATCCCGAGCCAAGCCCGAAAGGGAAGGTGTAGAGACTTGACGGTGAACACCTAAGTTGTAAAAAATAAGGTGATGAGAAAGTCCAGACCACAAACAGAAATGGCAGTGAAAACTGTAGTGGGAAGTCTAAGCAGTAGGTCCTTGGTTCGAATCCAAGCGGGTGTACAAACAGGTAGGTGGATTGTGTTACACACCCCACTGACGAGTGGGACGGTCCTAATAATAAGTTACGAAACGATATATCATTGAGCGATTCGGATCGGGTAACAAATATGGGCTAAGGGGGTTAGATTCCCCCACCTTGTCGATATTGACAAATATAAATTATTATACTACTATTACTTAAAGTCGGGTAGCTCAGTTGGTAGAGCAATCTCAAAAAAAGAGACGTGTCATTGGTTCAATCCCTTTCCCGACTTTTTTATATTTTTTTTCATTTACCATTTGGCAGATTAAAAATTTTGCCTATCTTTGTAATGTAATCATAAAACAAAGACACTATGGACATCACAACAAAAGTTAGAAACTACAACGGTAAAAATTCTTTCATCTTGAAAATGAAAGATGCAGTTCAAAAATACGGATCGCTAACCGCAAAACAGGCGGCGGCGACTGAAAAGATCCTTAATGCTGTTGTTGAGGCTAAATCTGTTGAAATGTCTGACGATATGAAAAAAATCGCAGCGTACGAGGGTAAAAACTCTTTTGTTTTGGAATTGAAGGGTAAACTTGAAAAGTACGGGAGCCTTACAGACAAACAAGTGTCGGCAGCACTTTCCCAAATCCAAAAAGAAGAAGACAAGGCCGCTACAGTTCATATGAACATCCCGGCTGTTGGTGATACAATCAAGATCGGTCGTAAGATAGGTCAGACACTTAAAGAAACTTACGGGTTGAAATTTAACCCAATCCTTTTGGATGTTACTAAGGTTCTTGCAATTTCACCTAAAGCTGTTAAATTCGCAGCAAAACTTACAATCAAAAGAGGATCCGTTTGTACTTGTTGTATGAAAACTTTAACAGACGAATTTTCAATGTTGACAGGACTTGGTAAGATTTGTGCTTCACACGTAGGAGTTCCTTACATCACTGACAAGTCACAAGCAGAATCGTTCCGTATCGAATATATGAAACGAGTTGATGAAATCGGTGAAATGGAACTATGGGTTCCTAAATCCCAAATCAAAACTTGGGAAGGTACGGCAGACATCTTGTTGAAGATGGTATAAAAAAAAGGGGTGTTAATCACCCTTTTTTTATTTTATATCTGTTGATTCAATCAAGGTATAACTAAACTTGTTACCATGAAGTTTTGAAGCCTTTTTACAAATTGACATGAATACATCAAAATCTTTTACACGTTTGAATACCTGACATCCCTCACTCCAATTTTCAACCCAAGTTGAATCAGTACCTGCTTTGTGGATATTGATACCAAACATTCCTGTATCCTTTTTTGTTTCTTCAAATACTAGATCTTTATTTGCGTCTCTCCATACTGTAACGTTTCCGTTTCTTTGACAAAGTGCTTCGTACTTTCCTTGATGTTTATCAATTGACCATACTCCTCTGTATTGTCCAGGAACTAATCTTGCGACTCCGTTTTTGTTATGAAACTCCATAACACCTTTTTTACCTGGATCACAAGTTGCCATCCAGCAGTAAAACTGCCAAACACCTTTTTCATCTTTAAATGAAATTGTTAAATGATCGTCAAAGACATTTGTAACTTTTTTATATGTTGCAGGTGAAGTGTTTCTAACACCGACAATATTTACATCGTAACCTTTGTTTACGTTATCTTCAAACCAAACATACCCTTTTGATTTAACTGCCGTTTCTACTTGTTCTTTTGTGTAACTCATAACTTATAATTTTATTTATAAATATGTGTAAATCTTAAAAGTAAATAGTTTTTGATGTGTTGACATATTTATTATTATGACAAATAACCGTAAGATATTATTATACTCATCATTATTTTTGATGGTGGTATTCCTTTTAACTAAAATCACTATATTAATAGGAATTATTAACCCCAACACGGCAACTAGGGTTATTGAAATGTCTTGTTTTTTAATATTTTCACCAATATTTTATTTTTTAATAAAATTACAAACTGTTGAGTTAAAAGGTAATTTAATAAAACAAATTAAAGACAGTGAGGAGTTTATTGATGCCGCAACAATTGTTTCTGTTGCCGATAAGTACGGTAAGATTACCTACGTTAATAAAAAATTTGAAGAAGTATCGGGATGGTCATTGGATGAGGTTAAAGGTAAGGATCATAGTGTTGTTAATTCTGGATTACAACCTGACGGGTATTGGGGTAAGATGTATGAAACCGTAATGAAAGGTGAAATATGGAATGATGTTGTAACCAATAAAGGAAAGTCAGGTGAGTTATATTATGTTGACACATACATCAAAGCAAAATTTGATAAGGAGGGTAAATTAGAAGGATTTTCATCAATTAGACAAGACATTACTGAGCTTAAGAAAAAAGAAGTTGACATTCGTAATAGAATGAATGCTATAAATAAATCTAACGCAGTTATTGAGTTTGATTTAGAAGGGAACATTATTTTTGCTAACGACTTGTTTTTAAATACTATGGGTTATTCTTCTCAAGAAGAAATAGTAGGTAAACATCATAGAATTTTTATAGACGAAGACCACTCAAAAAGTGAAGATTATTCTCTTTTTTGGAAAAAATTAAATGAGGGTATATTATTTACAGGTGAAATTACTAGGGTTAAAAAAGACGGTTCTTTAGTTTATTTACAGGCAACTTATAACCCTATTCTTGGATTGGATGGTAAAATTTACCGTGTTATGAAAATCGCAACAGATGTATCCAATTCGTATGAACAAAGAAAAGAGATTGAAAAGAAAAACACTTACTTAGAACACGCAGCAAAGATATTAAGACACGACATGCATTCAGGTATTAACACATATATGCCAAGAGGGTTAAGTTCATTGGAAAGAAGATTAAGTACCGATGACATTAGTTCATTAAAAATTGAGGCACCTATTAGAATGATTAAAGAAGGGTTGAAACATTCTCAAAAAGTTTATAAAGGTGTTTATGAATTTACCAACCTAGTTAAA